TATTTGTTTTTTTTTTTAAAAAAAAAAATCTTCTTTGCTTGCATCAACTATTTTATTGTCTTTAATAAAACAATATTTTTTAATTTGTTTTTTATTTCCACCGCCCATCATTGGTTGTCCCATCATCTGTTGCGGCATTTGTCCCATCATCTGTTGTGGCATCATTTGTCCCATCATTTGTTGTGGCATCATTTGTTGTGGCATCATTTGTTGTGGCATCATTTGTCCCATCATCTGCTGTTCCATCATCTGTTGCTCCATCATATGCTGAGGCATTTGTTGTTGAAATGGTATCATATTTTCATATCCACCAGAAATATTTTGACCCATATTTGCATCATATTGTTCTTCCATACCCGGAGGAGGTAATGCCATTCCAGGAGGTAGATCACCAAGAGACATAGTTGTTTGATTTTTATTCATAATATTATTTGCTCCAAGAATCTTATTTATATCAAATGATTTTGATTTACCTTTCTTTATTTTTCTATGAAATTCTGATATACTAAAACTATCAGATGATAATCCTCCTGATAATTTTTTAGATTTCTTAGATTTTTTTTTACGATTATCAGAGGAACTAATTGACCTAGCCAAAGAATTGTTTGAAGAACTATCTGATTTAGAACTATCTGATTTAGAACTATCTGATTTAGAACTATCTGATTTAGAATTATCTGATTTAGAATTATCTGATTTGTCAGAAGAACTTAATTCAAGTTCTCTTTTAGGTTTTTTATACTTTTCGGCTTTGCTAAATAATTTACCACTACCTATTTTGGTATTATTTGAAGTAATATTTTTTCTTGAACCTTTAATAGTTTTTTTCATACTCTTATTATATTCTTTTGATTTTTTTATTTTCTTTTTATTTATTTTTTTTGCTAACATCCTAAATTTATCTCCAACTGATTCAGTAGGTGATAAATAAGAAGTATTTGGTTCTTTTTTAGTCATTTTTTCTCTTGATATAGATTTATTTTGAACAGGTGATGCATCCATATTATTTGTTATAAATTCAGAAAAGAAATTATTTTTTAATATAATAAATGATGGTAAAATTATGTTTTGTGAATTTATATTAAAATCTTTTTCATGTAATCCAGTAAATTTTTTATCTGAAACTGGTAGATATTTCTTTATTATAATATCATTAATAATTTTTGACAAATTATCTGGAATTTTACCATATTCTGCAATTAAAAAAATATATATACTAGAAAAAAAATAATGAATATCATAATATGGATTTTCTTCTGTTAATTTGGTATCTATATTTTTAATATAATCGCTTGTATATGAATAATCAAAATCTGTTATCTTAATTTCAAAATTAATCTCAGGTAACTTAAAACCAACACCTTTTACATTATAGTATTTTGATTCAGATTTTTTTTTAATACATATACGTATAGCATCTAAATCTAATTTATTATGTCTAAATTTTTGAAACTTTTCTGAAATTTTATGCAAAGCATATAATACTTGAAAAAATAAACATTTCCACATAATAATATTATTTGACTCTTTTTTTAAAAAATCAGGCAAAAACATAATCTCTGTGTATTGTTCGGTTATCATAACATATAATCTTGAATCGGATGTGATAGATTTATCTTCTGATTTACTGGATTTATCTTCTGATTTACTGATTTTATCATATATCATTTTATTAGATTTTTTTAAATTTTCTGGTGTTATATCAAAATACATTACTGGTAATAATATGTTACTGATTTTATCAACACAAACTAATTCTGACATCATCAGATGCATCGCTGCATTGTATAATTCTTTTCTTTCTAAATTATTTATATTTCCAGAACCATAACATCCAACAGATAAGGTTGATGAAAAACTTTTAGAACTTATTCTTTTAAAATGCCATCTATTATTAACATATCCCATATATTCGAATTTATTTTCATCAAATATATTATCATAATCAAAATCAACAGGTTCTTTGATATCAATTAGTTTAATATTTTTTCTATATAATGGTTGGTAAGTAGTGCAAGATTTATCATCATATATTGTATCATATATTATATTCAATCTAAAATCAATAAAATTATAATCTGATTTTTTTACCATATAATTATGATTGATAAAAAATATAATATAAGTATATTTTATATTCTGATAATGGGTCTAATAATTACAGGATTATTTGTGCTTCTTATAATCTCACTAACTAATAATTTTTATCTGTATTACAAATACAAGCCATCTATGAATAAAAATATGATAAATAATACGATAGAAAAAGTAAATCTTTACTATATAAAAAATGGTAAAGATAGTAATTCTTTTGATGAAGTTAAAATTATTGGTTCCACACAATCAGATACAACTCCTCGTAGTTCTCTAACAACTTCTGGTAGTGGAATATTTTCAGGAAATCAAACTCTTGACCAAGTTAGAACATTCATGATGAATTCTATCTAATCAGTATTGCCCAACATAACGTCAGGATTTAATGGTTTATCTTCATCTGAATCAGATTTAAAAAATTTATTCAAATATGATTTTTTAGTTGTTTTCTTACTTTTTATCAATACAGGTTTTGTGATGGATTCAGAGACTCTAAATTCTTTAAAATATGGATCATTTTTTAAAATATGACCAGGTGTTGTGTATTCATCACTTATCATAATTCTACCTCTATCATGCACCACCTTAAATTTATATTGTTCATATGCTTTTTTATCTTTTTTAATATATTCTGGTACATGTTCTTTCTGATATTTTTTAGGAACTACTCTATTTATAAACTCTCTAACTTCATCAGGAACATATTCACTATTTATTATCTCATAACAAAATCCTTTTTTAATTAATGTATTAAAAAAATAATGTATATCATAATATCTATTTTGCACAGGAGTAACATTTATTGCATTTGTCCAACTCTGTTCAACTTTCTTATTTGCAACATAACCTGGAATACATGCAAAATCAAAATCCCATAATTTTATTTGATATCCAATATTTTGAACTTTATAAGTATGTCTCTCAATCCTATACTTTGACATTTCATTATGTTTAGTTATTTTTTGAACCAATATATTATTAGCCTTCATATCATTGTGTCTAAAGGCAGGATATTTACTTTGTATAACTGTCAATACCGCCAGTATTTGAAAAAAAAATACTTTCCAATGCATTGGTGTAAAAAATTTATAATTTTGTCTTATAAAATCTAATAGGTCTCCATGATCCACCCACTCACTAATCAATATAGATACATTTTGATGATATCCATTTTTTTTATATCTTTCAATAAATTCTGCATACTTATCATTATCTTTATCAACTACATTATCTTCTATAAGATTAACAAATGTGCTAATATCTGTATCAAATGTTCCTATAGGTAATACTATGTGTGGAGTTTGTTTTTTTACAATAAAATAACTTAATAATTTTATCATCATCAATTCTGCATTCTCAGGTCTTCGGATATCAGTTGGTGCACCATATTTTTCTTTTTTTGGATATGCTACGACTTTTACCGCATATTCAAATTTACCATCATTATCTACAACTTCTCCTTTAAAAGTATGACCAGTAGTTCCACTCTTAATATATTTTAATTTACCACCAATTTGTGAAATTATATTACTAAAATCATGACATCTTTTTTTTAATACTACTCTAGTATCATAACTCCCTCCACTTGCATCATCTCTTCGTGTTTCTGATTTTGAACCATCAAAATCTATAAGTGGATCAAGTTTTTTATTCTTTAATAATTCTTTGATAAATTCTATTCGGCAAGGAATTGTATCTTTTAATCTTTCTCTCCCTCCAGTTGAATTTAAACTTAATATACTTCTTGTAGTCATTAATCTAATAATATATAACTTATATTTTATTAAATTAAAGATTGTTTGAACGAAATATAAATTTATAATATATAAATATCTTGGTTTTGATTTCTAATATTTTCTTCATCAGATAATATTATACCATCTACCACACTATTAATACGTTCTATATCAATCAATGGAAGTAATGGATTACACATCCACCACATATCTTTTCCCACCATATCCAACTTAACCTTTTTGGGAAACATATCAGATATATGGGGATTTGATAATTGTTTTCTATATTCTGTACAGATAAGATTAGAACAAGTTGGAGGTAATACTATCATTAGCTGTTTTTGTATAGATATTGGTTTTCCATCATTAAATTTAATTGTATTAATTGATTGTTTCATATTCTTCATATATTCAGATATATCTGATATCAGTGGAGCAGTTGTATAAACATACTCCCAACTCCAATCAGGACAACTTTCAAAATAATATCTTGCAACCCATATAATAGATTCAATGTATTGTGAGCACATCGACTCAATAACTTCTGATTGATATTCTGATGCACCAGTATAATGCTCATAAAATCTATATTTATACTCAGATACATCTCCAACTCCCAACTGAATCTTATCAGGAGTAGATGTTGTTCGCATATTTTCAAGCATCCAAACTTCCTGTTCATATAAATCAGAGGAAGGACATGACCTATTGGCTTGTCTGACTTTATGTTCGGGTAAAATTTGTGAAAAATAATTGTGTTCTTGTGAGGCTAATGATTCAAATATATATTTTAGAAATTCAAAACAAATAATCACTTTAGATTGCTCAAACATAATCAACGGTTTTTTAAATTTCATATAACCGGATACATAAGCATTGATAATATAATCCATACCTCCCTTATGAATATCAACCGATGGAGTGTGAGCGATAAAATCATTACCCAAAAGAAAACAAGTCAATACAAAATCAACCGAATAATCTGATGGGGTATTTATTTGTAATCCTCTGCATTTAATAAGTTCTCCTATATGATGATTGTATGATTTTTTGGTATTATCGATTGAAACAAAAACAAATTCTTCACATATATCATCCAAAGATGTATATGGAGTTTTTTTAGCACCAAAATGTGTGACTTCTCTGAGTAAAAATGTATTTGGAATTCCAGCTGATAATGCGAGAAAAATCAAATCAGCATCCAATCCATAGATAACATTTATGCAATTTGTAGTATTAGATTTCATATATTGTAGAATTTTATGTTCTCCTTCACCTGCTGTATGATACGATGAATAGATATATTTGATACCTGTTGATTTTAATTTGTAGTGAGTAAGAAGTTTTTGATGTAGTTTTTCCATAAATACTGTTCCGGGAGTAATTACTGTATTATTCCATCTACTATTGGTCAACATACCATATTTTTTTTTAATATTATTCCGAATCGTCATATCATCAATTGCTCGATATCTTCTCTTCCTCTGTTGTCCTAACTTTGCTCTAGGTGCCACACCATCAACTGCAATCATCATGCCTTTTTGAGGTTTTGTAATTGATTCAATATAATCTAAATATCTGATGATTCGTTTGAACATTTTTTCTTCCAATATATCTACATCAGATACATCTTTACAAATATCCAATACTCTAAAACATTCTGGATGAAACAAACAATTTGCATCAATATGCAACCAATCACATCCAATTGGTAATGCTTTGAGCAAAATATGTTTTTTATAATTTTTTAAAATATATGACATCAATCCTGGAACTCCCATTTTTGTTAATATAATCAAATGATGCCTCTATGTAAAGTTATAATCAAATATTCAATTTTTAACCAAAAAATAAGTTAATAAAAAAATTGATTATTATATGATATAAAAAAATAATTATATAAATTCAATATAATAGTTAAAAATGGTTAGAATTTATACTTGTCCAGATTGTAAAGAAAAATTTAATCAGAAGGGTCATTATGACAGACATTTAAAAAGAAAAATTCCGTGTATTTGTAAAGATAAATCACTTAATCAAATTATTGAAGAGAAAGTTAGTAAAGCTCTATCTAAAAAACTTACTGATAATAAAATTACATCAAGTGATGACGAATCACCTAAAAAAATAAATAAATCCAAACAGAAAAAAACTTCATCAGATACATCAAGTGATAACGAATCACCTAAAAAAATAAATAAATCCAAACAGAAAAAAACTTCATCAGATACATCAAGTGATAATGAATTTCCTAAAAAAATAAATAAATCTAAACAGAAGAACTCTCCTAAAAAAAATAAATCTAAATTTGAAGAAACTATAGAAAGAGATTTATCTTATTTGAGATTAGCAGAGAATGAAGTTATTTTTGAATTAAAGGATGATGATAATAATAATGAAAAAATAAAAAAAATCTTATCTGTAATTGATAAAGCACATAATATATTATTTCAATCGGAGAGTATTGTAGGACAAAAAGCACTACAAGTTATTATGAGTTTATTATTTATTAAATTAATACAACCATATTTGAGTGATAAGGAAGAAGAAGGAAAAATAGATTTATTAAATATAAAACATTATGAAGATAAATATTATGATAAAAAAGAAGAACTGCAAAAAATATTTGGATATTTTAAAGATTTAAAAAATATAACAAAAATGCCTGAAAAAGATATTAGAAATAATACACAAAATGATATTATTAAAAAAATGGGAGAAATATTAAAGCGTCATCCAATAACAAAAAATATATATACAGAAGTTAATTTTATCAAAGTTCGCGAAGGTTCAACAATAAAAACAATTATAAATACTGTTATTGACAATATTAATTTTGCAGATTTTGATAATAATGAAGATGTGATTGGTGAAATTTATGAATTCTTTTTAACAAAATATATGAAAAGTAAATCAAAGGAATTAGGACAGTTTTTTACACCACGCAAACTTATGAAACTTATCTTGAATTACAAAAAAGAACGAATTAATGAAATATTCAAAGATAAGAAAAATATCAGTATTTATGACTCATGTATGGGAACAGGTGGTTGGTTGGTTTGTGCTTACAATATGCTAAAAGCTAAATTATGCTGTTCTATATATGGTGGTGAAGTTGAGACAGATACATATCAATATGGTTTAATGAATTTAATTTTAACATTAAAGAAATTTCCAAGTGATGTTGCCTGTAATAGCAGTTTAACACATATTAATAAAATGTTATATGATTTAATTGTTACAAATCCTCCATTTAATTCAAAAAAACAAATTAAATTTTCTCAAATAAAAGATAATTTTGAAAAAGATGAATATACAAAAAATAATAAAATAAATATTGATGATATTTTCAAATTAAAAAAAGATGAACCTCCAATTCAATTTTTAGAATTAGATACATACAAACTAAATGAAAATGGATTGTGTATTATTGTGTTACCATATGGCGAATTCTTTTCTGGTTCATCATATCAAAAAACAAGAGAATATTTTATGAAAGAAGTTAATATTACAGATATTATTATAGTTCCAGGAGGTATTTTTACATATACTGACATTAAAACATGTGTTTTAGTATATGAAAAAAATAAAAAAGGAACATCCGAAATTGATTTTCTCGAAATCAATGGTAATTGTAATAGTATAAGCAGAATTACAACAATAAAAAAAAGTGATTTTGACATAGAACCGTGTAAATCATGGTTTTATTCTGATTATTTGAATGATAAATTAGTTACTGAATTATGTGCTAAAATGAGTAATTTTGAATGGGTTGAATTTGGGAAAGTATTTACACTTGAAAAAGGAAAATTACAAAGTTCAAAAGTTTTTGAGGATGAAGAAGGAGATGTATTATTTGTGTCAAAGAGTGAAATTACAGATGAAACAATATTAATAAAAACAGATGACTATTATGAGAATGGATTATTCATAGCAAATGCATTTAATGGAAATGGAAGATGTCCAATACGATACACGGAAGAAAAATGTATTCACAGTGATTTAATGCTAAAAATAATTATAAAAGAAAAATATATAAATAGAATAAATATAAAATATATATATCATTTCTTGCGAAAATTACAGTCCCATATTGAATCATCTTATAATAAAGGTGCATGTAATCAATCATTAGACATCAAGAATTTTAACAGAATGAAAATTCAAATACCATCATTAAAACAACAAGACAAATGTATTGATGCTATAAATCATATGGAAGAAATAATTAAACGATGGGAAGATGATATTGATGATATATTAAATAATGGTTCAAATAAATTTTTAGAAATGTTAGAAAGTAGTGCAATCCAACAAGAAATTGGAAGCGATGATATTATGAAAAAAATATTTAGTAATATTGATGATAAAGAACTTGATAAAGAATAAAATTATACATAATAAAAATCAAAATCAATAGTTGGTATTTTTTTATCTATTTTATTCATTTTTATTAATAATTCACTTTGCGTTAAGTCGTCAAAGTCATCAGCATCCATTAATTTCATTAATTTTCTTTTCACAATATCATAATTTTTTATAGCATCTTTTTTATTTGTATAAAATATATTTCTATCAGGATGTATATTTATAAAACCAAATTTTGGATATTTCTGTTTTAATTTATTTAACGGTGTCATCCAATTATTATTTTGATAAATTTCATTGTATGTTATCTCATCATATATTTTATTTTTTATTAAGAAACTTTGAAACTTAGTATATTTGGTATATCCGGTTGTTGAATAATCCGCCAATATCTCAGTTGGTATATTATCTCCCTCATAATTTTTACCATCTTTAATTACATCTTTCTTGCCACTAACAAAACACATATCACTATTTTTAATAATAATATCTTTATCACACTCACCAATAATATAATCAAGATAATTTTTCAATGTTTCATTTTTAGGATATTTATCAAACTCATCTTTGTATAATGGTATCAGAAGATGTAATAATTTATCGGGATATGTTAATTTGTTCCATCTTACACCCCTTCCAATAATTTGTCTAATATCTATACAAGATTGTCTAGTATCACCCAAACAAATTAAATCAATAAAGTCATTGTCATAACCATAAGATATTTTACCAACAGCAATAATAATACATGGATTTTCATTATTCTCAAAATTTGTAATATCTTTATCACATTCATCAAAATCTTCATAATCTTTTGAAACATAAATATATGATTTTATTTTTTCCTGTGTATCCATTAATTTTTGTAGTATCTTTGCATTTTTACAATTATTAACATATACAATGCCTTTCTTTTTATTATACTTTGTCATTGTGCTAATTATTAAGTCTTTTAAATTATGATATTCTTTCTTTTTATTATCAAGTTTTTTTATTATTGTTTCAATATCACACAAAATTTCATTGTTAATTAATTCGTGAATTTTGACTTTCTCAACAATAGAACCATAAATATCTTCATTCTCCTCAATCTCTTCTGTTGGTGTAGCAGATCCAAATATTCTGTATTTAGTTATTTTGGTATTGTCAAGAAATTTATTAATATTATCTTCTTTATTACTCCAATTAGTTATAAAATGTGCTTCATCAAAAATAATAACATCAAATATAATTTTATATTCTTTAATTAGTTTCAATAATTTGTTATTACTTTGATAACAACTCGTCATGATAAATTTATCTAACTTCGAATATTTTTTAATAAATAGTGTTTTATTAATAGTATCATCACTGTAATGCCCTATTTTATAATTATCTTCAGCTATATAAAAGGAATATTTATTTTCTGTTATTTGTTGATTTAGATTTCTTCTTGGTGTTAAAAATAAAATTTTATTTAATTTTAGTTCTTTGATTATTTTGTAATACAAATGGGTTTTACCAAATCCGGTCGGTGCTTTAATAAAAACTTTTTCATATTCTTTCAAATTTTCTACTACTTCTTTCAAATAAATATCCTGATAAAATATTCTTAGGATTAATTCTGGCGGTTTTTCTTTTTGTTTATTATATTCAGCCAATAATTTATTTATTTCTTCTTCAGATAATACTTTATGTTTTATATTTTCTCTTTCTAAGAATGGTATAATTTCTTGTATAATATCAAGTTTATAAAATTCATTTCCTCCATCTTTTTTTTTATGAAATTGAGAAAATTGTTTTTGTAATAATATTTCGACAATAATATGTGTGAAAAGATTGTCAATTATTTGGATAACTAATAAAAATTTACCCTTTGTATATTCACCTGTTTTGTATGTTGCATCACGATTTGCAATATTCTCAGTTTGTCCTAGTTTACAAACATTATCTGAATTATTTGTTATATCAGATCTAATATAAATATAACACATTAAATAATATAATTTATAAAATATACATAAAGTTATAATTAAATATTCAATTTTTAACCAACAATATAAAAAACATTTAATCACTTTTCATATCTCCAATAGATAGCAGGTGTGAGACTGCTCCTCTACAAATAGGACAACATTTGCATGCTTCAGCACATCCGCTACAAGTCATATAATGACCACATGGTGCAAACACTGTATCTTTTGGTTGGCTAAAACAAATAACACATTCACTATTATCATCATCACCAAATATAGTTTTAGGTTTAACTTTTTCATCACCAATACTTAATCCACCAATATATTTTTTTACTTCTTCAATATCAAATGTTTGATACAATATAATATTTTTTTTCATCGCTGAATAAAATGTTCCATTTAGTTTAATATCGGTTGCTTTTATTACATAATACATATCAGCTTCTCGGATATTTCGTGGGAATTGACAATAAAATCCTTTAATAAATGGTTGAGATGACATCATTACAACTTTGAGTTTTGTTCCAATTTTCTTGCACTGTAATAATACAAAATCCATTATATATAGTTATATTTCAATAATTAGATATTATAATAATAGATGTTTGTTTCAATTTTTCAAAAAATATATAATAATATATAAATATTATTATATGTATATAATAATATACATATGAATTCGGTTTTTACCCCAATCAATCACAAAGAATCATTGTCTGCAACATCAGAAGCTCCTCTTTGGTCTGCTATTCAAAATGCTGAAGAGAGTGCACAAGCAGGTGGAGCACGTAAGAAAAAATCTGCTGCTAAAAAATCTGCATCTAAAAAGTCTGCTTCTAAGAAAAATATGAAGGGAGGTTCTAAGAAGAGTTCCAAGAAAGCTTCTAAGAAGGGTTCTAAGAAAGGTATGAAACGAGAACTCCCGCAAGGATTAAAAGATATTCTTGAACTCAAAAGCAAACTAAAAGATTATTCTGCCAAGAGTGGTAAATCTGTATCTCAGGGTGCTGACCTTACCAAAGTTGCTTCTGATACTTTGAAGGCTAATAAGAATAGTGTGAGTGATGCACTTAGCGTACTTAAAAAGGAACTTGATAGCGGTGAATTAGCTAAGAGAGTTGAAAAGGCAAAGAAGGCAATGAATGAAAATCGTGCTGCCAAAAAAGCCAAGAAAGCTAAAGCTATGTCTGCTTCTGAATAAATAATTTTTACTGTTTATGAATAAATAATTTTTACTGTTTATGAATAAATAATTTTTGCTGTTTATGAATCCTATGTGTTGTATGCTTCATAATATTTTTTCTTTGGCTTCCATCAATCATCCAATATTCAGCTCCATCATTAATAATTTCTAAAACTTGAGGTCGTCGGCTATATGTTACTTGACCTTTACTTGTATAATTATTATCAAAATGATGAAAAGCACTAGAGCTTCCATTATCTACTCTAAATATCTTACCATCGCATGTTTGATTAATATCATCTGAATAAGTAAATGATTGTGGAGTATGACCAATTGTAATATGTCCTACTTTAAATATTTGGAGAACTTTATCTAAATTATCAATACATACTGGATTCTTATAACTAATATTTGGTGGAATATTTCCAAGTATGCGTGTCCAGAACATACTATTTTCAGAAAAATTTACTATTTGATCTACATATTGAGTATCTAATAATCCCATCAACCACATTCTGATTGCTATATTGATAGTCTCAATATCTTTCATTCCTCCCAAACCAATTTCTTCAATCAAACTATTTATTATACCTGCATGAACAAATAAATGACTACCAATAATAACCGCCGGATATCTGCTACATCCCATTAATACACCAAACTCATTTCCAGGTTGAAAAGCATATTGTCTAGCTTCTTCTCCAGATTCAAACTTTATATCAGGATTCAATGGATCCTTATAATTATCAAATTCTCGAAATCCCTTATAGCTCACATATGATGTTTTGCCTGTCGAGTTCATCAACTCATGATTTCCCAATAATGAGATAACAGCTCCACCAACTTCAATAGCTTGTTTGTGTAAATCATTAAATAATTTTAATATTCTGATATCTGATGCTTCATCCCCTTGCGTAGTCAGAGGATTATCACACATCATATTATTATACGGACGGCATCTATCTATCTGGTCGCCAACCTGAACCACATATGTTGAGCCTCCAATCCATTTGACTGATTGATTTTGTTCAACAGATATGAGCCCTGCGATTCGAAATAAATCAATAGTTAACTGATAATCTCCATGAATATCACCAAATACAATAATTCTATCTTTCTTATCCATTATTGAAGGTATGTAGGAAGTTTGGGGACACATCTTTGGATATATTTCTGTAATAAATTTTTCTTTATCAATAATACGATCCAATACATGCACTGTTTTGTCAGATTTTTGGGATATATTATAATATTTAAATTTGTTATTCATTATATTATCCAAAGATAATAATTATTCAATAATATAATTATCCGGCACAGGCATTTTTGAACCATTTGATAAATTGATTCTTCCAATATCAGCAGTTGCTCCAAGCGACATATACTGATTCAAATTAGCCCCACTAACCCGCGGATCTTCCAAATATGCTTTGACAAATCTTTGTTGTTTTTTATACAATATCAGTGGATCCATATTTGGGTCTAACATAACATTATTGGTTCCCACATATGCGAGTCCATTTTTTGACTTTTTACAATGTTGATTGATTTGAGGTAATTCCTCATTTGCAGCCATCACACTATATGCGGATCTATAATTATCTGCTAATGATTGGTTGCATTGAGGTGATTGCGATTTTTCAGAAACAATTGGTATCTGAACATTTGTGTTATCTTTTATAATATTGTCTGGATCGGGATACTTTATAGTATCATAATGTTCGTTTAAATTTGATTGTTTGCAATATATGGCTAAACCTATTATAATTACTCCAAAAATTACCCATTTAATCATATTATATTTCAGTTAGAATAAAAAAATTTTAATCAATATAATATAAATAAATAATCTTTCTAATCCATAGAAGCCATATGACTCCACCACATAATCATTTGGATTATCATCAGTATATTTTACTTTTCTCACATATTCCTTTTTTTTATATATTCCAAATGCATCATCTGTCTGACTCAATATATATGATAAAAATCCACATATGATAACTAAAATTAAAATAAAAACTATAGCAGACCAACTAAATATATTCATATTATATTTTGATTAGAATAAAAATATTTTAATCAAATAAAAAAATAAACTCATACAGGTGCATTAAATGATTCATCGTCTGCATATGCAGATACTCCAATATTATTAATATTATCTAAATCTACACCATAATTACCAATCGCACATGAATCATCTGACTTAAATTGTCTCTTATATTCTTTCCATACATTTCTACAAATTTCTCTAACAGCCTCAGCAGTCATAGGCTTTTCTTCTTGCTTTCTTTGTATCACTTCCTGCACCAACTCCGCCATAGGGACTTCTGCAGAATTTTCCTGACTAATGCTTTTTTTAATAGATTCTTCTTCTGATAAAGTGATTATTCCCTCAGCTCTTGCTTTAGAAACTTCAGAAAGTTTTGATTCTGCATTACTTACAGATTCAGCAATTACCGATTTCATAACTTGCTTTACAGCCTCTCCTTCAGCATGCATTGGATTTTCTGATAATGAATCATGCATTGAATTTTCTGACAATGAACCATCCATTAATTCAAGTTTAATTTTAATTCTATTCAAAGCCATCATAGATACAAGAAAAGCAATAGCAGCAATCAGAGCAACAGTAGCATTTCTTTTAGCAACAAAAACTAACATAAATAAATAAAAAACTTGAAAGAATTTGTTATCAAACATTTTTGCAACAAATTGAGGTGGTTTAGGTGCAACCATTCCCACATATGCGATTAAAAATACATAAAGTGCACCACTCACATATGGGTTATCAAGCCAACCAGTATAGTTATTAACAACTTTATCAAAAGATTCCATTTATATATTTGTATTATATTTTTTATTTTTTACTATATTAAAAATATAAAAAAATGAGTTAAGCTAGTTTTACTTCCAGTGTTCCTGTGCCCTTGATGCGGTCAATATCATCATAAGCACTATACATATTACGCACCACTCCGCCTCCAATCAAAATTTCTAATCGCTTTTGTAGTGCCTCATATTCGGATTCTTCAAATCTACTCTTGTCGTATAGTGCCTGTCCTTGATAAGCAGTTCCAAAAGCCCATGTGTTTGAATCATCTGAGTATCTTTGAAAGAATGTGGCGGCTTCTTGCCATTGTTTGCCAGTCTCAGTGTCTGTGACTGAAATTTTGAATGCAACAAAAGGGCGACCATAGCAGTCAATACCAGTCATCAAAGAATCAGTCATATCCTTAGATTTGATAATATCTACATAATCAGTCCATCCCATCTTGACTCCAATGTTGAGATTAGGTAATGTGCTAATATTAAGCGATTGAGGGAAAAATTTAGGTTGAGTAGACATGGTTATAAATTATAATTTTTATTTAATTATAATAAAATTACAATCATATTATTTATTCAATTTTTTATAATTTAATATTGCATAATAAATATTAAATTTTTTTTATAATAAAATTTGAATATTTGTAATCTAATATAAATAATACCATATAATAAATATCAAATAATGACAGATATTATGTTATCATCTGATGGATACAAAATACCAATATGTAAATTGACTTCTCAAAATATTAAAAGAATAGAAAATGATTTAACAGTATGTCCCAAAACATCTGATTATGTTGATGATGTTATGAAATTTGCTATTTACACTAAGACTAATGATATGTATGTGGTGCCTAGATATTATGGAGTGAAAATATTTGGTAATCCAACAACTATTATGTTTAATCCAACTATGTATCAGATGCAATTTAGCGGACAACTTCGTGAATATCAAGAAGATATTGTTAAAAAGTGTTATGAACATATTATAAAATTTGGCGGTGGTCTTTTATCAGTTCCTTGTGGATTTGGTAAAACGGTTATGTCATTAAAAATAGCATCAATGCTTGGAGTAAAAACACTTATTGTGGTTGATAAATCTACTTTGCAAGAACAATGGGTTGATAGAATAAATTATTTCATCAAAGGTGTTGAGATTGGTATGATTCGTCAAAAACATGCTGATACAGAGGGAAAACAATTTGTTGTTGCGATGATTCAAAGTCTTAGTAAGAGAGATTATGGCGATATTTTTAAAGATTTTGGTTTTGTAATTTATGATGAAGCACATCATTCAGCTGCAAAAGTATTCTCACGAGCACTTGCCCGAACTGCCACACAGTATACGATGGCTTTATCTGCAACTCCATACAGAAATGATGGATTGATTCATATTATGCATTGGTATTTGGGAGATACAATTTATGAAAAAAAATTACAAACCAACAATCAGGTTATGGTTAAAATATTAAATTATTGCTCAACAGATAAATTATTTTCAGTCAAAACACAATGGTGTCGAGGCAAACAAACTATTGCTTGTCCAAAAATGATTACTAATTTGACACAAATAGATGAGAGAGATGACCATATTGTAAAATGTATTGATGTTTTGAGAAAAGACCCAAAAAGAAAAATCTTAATATTAAGTGCTCGAAAAGACCAACTTCGAGTTTTAAAAAGACGTGTAGATGATTATTTGGAAACAGATATATTGAGTGGAAAATTATTGGAAAATGAAGTTAATACATATATGTATACAGGTGATTTAAATAAATCAGATAGAGAAAAAGCACAAAAATACGCTGATATATTTTTTGCCACATATTCTATCGCTCAAGAAGGATTGGATATTGAAAGATTAAATACATTGGTGTTTGCTACACCTATTAAAGATGTTAAGCAAGCAGCAGGTAGAATTCTTCGTAAAGTTTTACAAGATGGAGATATACGACCAATGATAATTGATATGGCGGATAACTTATCTGTATTTGTTCGACATAGAATTGTAAGAGAAAAATTTTACAAGCAAAGCACATATGTTATCGAACACTATTATGCTGTAGATGATAAAATTTGTTCAGCTTCTGAGTATGCGGAAAATTCAGGAAAGTATGATTCAGATGATTCAAAACCAGATAGTTATGAGAAATTATTAGAAGTCAGACTTGTTTGTGCAATATCAAACAGTCAAGATACTCAAGGTAGTCAAGATAGTCAAGGCAATCAAACCATTCAGATATCTCAACCTATCAAAAAACCATTTGTAAGTATGTTTAGTAAAAAAAAACTTAATTAAAAAATTGATATTTTTTAAATATAAAGCCAACAATATATATCAAATAATCATAATTATGAGTAATAAAGAAATTTATAATAAAAACAGATTCTCACAACTTCCATGGATAGAAAAATATAGACCTACTCGAACACAAACATTATTATTATCTGACCAAATACGGGATAAAATTGATTCATATATTAGTAATAAAAATATTCCAAATATGTTACTTACTGGTTCTCCGGGTGTTGGTAAAACATCAACTATAAGATGTATTGCTTTAGAATTATATGGTAAATATTATAGTAAATATGTATTAGAAATTAATGCAAGTGATGATAGAGGCATCAAATCTGTTCAAAATGACATTATAAGTTTTTGTAAAAATAAATTATGTTATGCAAAAGATGATACAGATAAGTATCCAACATTTAAATTAATTATTATGGATGAAGCTGATAATATGATAGAAAGAGCTCAACAACAAATTAATACATTAATGGAAACATATATGGATGGTATTAGATTTGCTTTTACATCAAATAATTCATCGGAAATAATAGAATCCATACAAAGTAAATGTATGATTTTTAGATATATGGGATTACGTTCAGAACATATTGTTAAAAGACTTGAAGATATATGTATGATAGAAAAAGTTTCTTATGATAAATCGGCATTAAAATATTTATCAGATATGTCGGAAGGAGATATGAGAAATAGTATTAATATGTTACAATTATTGTATAATAAGAGTGGTTGTGCAAGAATGAAATATATTGATGAATTATGTGATCTTCCACAACCATATATGATAAGAGATATGTTTGATTGTATTATTAAATGTGATGCAAAAAGTGCATTCAGTATAGCAAATAATTTAAGAGATGATGGATATGGAGGATATGATATTATGTTGGGTATGATACATACATTAAAAAATGATATTTGTTCTCATATTCCGGAAGATATAAAAATAATATTATTAGAACCTATTTGTATGTCTGCATATAAAATATCAAAAGGAGTTGATTCAATGCTTCAAATAATAGGAACAATTGCAGAATTGATATTAATATTGGAAGCATACAAATCTTGAAATATTTTTTAGTATATTATAAAAATTGAAACATATTATAATTATAAATAAAGTAATTATAATATATTATACGATGAACAAACAATATTTATGCCAAATAGTTAGAAATATTCATGATAGCATTCATGATTTTATTCCAATAAGTAATTTTGCAAATTATATTATTGATAATCCAAAATTTCAGAGATTAAGAAAATTAAGACAACTCGGTACATGTCATTATGTTTTTCCAACCGCATCTCACACCAGATTTGAACATTCAGTAGGCACATATTATTTGGCAAAACAAGTATTGCAAACTATTTGTCAAAATGTTAACCAAGAAGATATATCTGATTATTTGAAGCAGATTCCAGAACTTATCAAATATTATCAATCACATCCTATAATATTAGACTCTTATGTGATTGAGTTGATTGCGATTGCTGGATTATGTCATGATATTGGACATGGACCATTCTCTCATGTTTTTGATGATGCATTTTTACCAGCAATTGGTTCAGATAATAAATTTTGTTCATCTCATGAAGAAAGGTCAGAACTACTTATTGAAATTATAATCAATCAATCAGAAGTATTATGCAATATAGTATCAGCAGATGAGATAAATTTCATCAAAACATTAATAAATCCAAAAGCACATCATACTGGATTTATCTATCAAATTATATCCAATACATCAAATGGATTGGATGTTGATAAATTTGATTACTTGTCTCGTGATATTAAGATGTTAAATTTTCAAGGTAAAATAGATGTTTGTCGATTAATCCGACATATTAGAGTTATTGATTGTAATATCACATATCCCAAACAAGCTCTTCCGGATATTTATAATTTGTATTATACGAGACATCAACTTCATCGTCAAATCTATTGTCATAAAGTAACTGTTAGCATACAATATATGATTATAGATATTATGAGATTGCTTGATACAATTATAAATTTTAGTAATTGGATTGATAATCCTGATAAGTTTTGTGATTTAACTGATGAATTTATTTTTGAGATTCCAAAATATATTAAGTTTCTTCCAAATCTATCAGATAAACAAAAAGAAAATTTAGAACAAGCTAATCAACTTATCAATAGATTATCATATAGAGATTTATATGTGTGTGTGGGATTTAGTGCAACTAGTCATCGAATAGATTTATTGGAGTTAAAAAAATATTTTGAATCTGATAATAATCTTATAATATATCAAAATAAAATTGGTTATGTGGGTGGTAATAAGACTAACCCGTTAGATAATATTAGTGTATTTTCAACTAAAGATGCAAAAGTATTATCTAAAGTTGATGCTATCAAACAATCAAAAACAAATATTACATCAATTATTCCAGAGAATTATCAAGAATATTTAACGATGATTTTTTACAAAGATAAAAATCAAACTCAAAAAATTCAACAAATTAAAGATATTTGTAAAGATTTTTTTATATAATAATAAAAAAATATTTGTTTATTATAATGGAATTTATAAAAAAAGAATTAAAAAATATTAGTATATTTATTGCAAACACAAAAGTAATAGAATTAGGTATTGCATTTATTATTAGCACACAAATAAATACTATTACATCATCTTTTGTAGATAATATTTTTTTACCATTAATTATTTTAATTATTGGGCAAGATAATATAAAAAATCTTGATGATTTATATTTTTCTATAAATGGAATTAAATTTAAATATGGAAATATAATATTAGTACTAATAAAATTTATATTACTTATTGTAATTATATATTATATAATTAATATTTTACAGAAAGGACTATTTTAAATTATATCAAAAAAATAATCAACATCCACTATAAAATTTGGTTATATGAGATAATGTTAATTTAGATTCCAGAAATATAGAAAAAATCTAAAATTTATAAAGATTATATCATTTACACCCTCGCACATTTAAAACGGCACAAAATAGCCAATAAAAATGAGTATTATTTTGTATCCTACTTAATTCATGTTATATATTTATCGCAATTGCACGACAAATATATAAAAAATATTTTTATAAAAATACAATATATTTTATAATATTATACACAAAATCATAATCCAACTACATTTATGCGTCGTCTTCCACAATAACCAACTTCTTTTTGGGTTTCACTACTTTTATTGTCTTTATATGTAAAATATATCATAATAGAGATAAAAATGCAGTTCAAAATATGTTGTATATAATAGAAACATTAAAGAGAACAGGAAAAAGACCTTTACAATTTACACGAGAAATAGTAGAGGCAAATTAAATTCATTCCCATTTCACGATGGTTCAGAAGTATTAATATTTCTGGAAGCTAAATTAACATTAGCTGATATAATCAAATTTTTATAGTGGGTGTTAAGATTATTTTTTTGATATAATTCGTGTCATTTAAAATAGTCCCCGCTGTAAAAATCCGACATATTAAAGTTATTGATTGTAATATTACATATCCCAAACAAGCTCTTCCGTATATTTATAATTTGTATTATACGAGACATCAACTTCATCGTCAAATCTATTGTCATAAAGTAACTGTTAGCATACAATATATGATTATAGATATTATAAGATTGCTTGATACAATTATAAATTTTAGTAATTGGATTGATGATCCTGATAAGTTTTGTGATTTGACTGATAAATTTATTTTTGAGATTCCAAAATAAAATTGGTTATGTGGGTGGTAATAAGACTAACCCGTTAGATAATATTAGTGTATTTTCAACTAAAGATGCAAAAGTATTATCTAAAGTTGATGCTATCAAACAATCAAAAACAAATATTACATCAATTATTCCAGAGAATTATCAAGAATATTTAACGATGATTTTTTACAAAGATAAAAATCAAACTCAAAAAATTCAACAAATTAAAGATATTTGTAAAGATTTTTTTATATAATAATAAAAAAATATTTGTTTATTATAATGGAATTTATAAAAAAAGAATTAAAAAATATTAGTATATTTATTGCAAACACAAAAGTAATAGAATTAGGTATTGCATTTATTATTAGCACACAAATAAATACTATTACATCATCTTTTGTAGATAATATTTTTTTACCATTAATTATTTTAATTATTGGGCAAGATAATATAAAAAATCTTGATGATTTATATTTTTCTATAAATGGAATTAAATTTAAATATGGAAATATAATATTAGTACTAATAAAATTTATATTACTTATTGTAATTATATATTATATAATTAATATTTTACAGAAAGGACTATTTTAAATTATATCAAAAAAATAATCAACATCCACTATAAAATTTGGTTATATGAGATAATGTTAATTTAGATTCCAGAAATATAGAAAAAATCTAAAATTTATAAAGATTATATCATTTACACCCTCGCACATTTAAAACGGCACAAAATAGCCAATAAAAATGAGTATTATTTTGTATCCTACTTAATTCATGTTATATATTTATCGCAATTGCACGACAAATATATAAAAAATATTTTTATAAAAATACAATATATTTTATAATATTATACACAAAATCATAATCCAACTACATTTATGCGTCGTCTTCCACAATAACCAACTTCTTTTTGGGTTTCACTACTTTTATTGTCTTTATATGTAAAATATATCATAATAGAGATAAAAATGCAGTTCAAAATATGTTGTATATAATAGAAACATTAAAGAGAACAGGAAAAAGACCTTTACAATTTACACGAGAAATAGTAGAGGCAAATTAAATTCATTCCCATTTCACGATGGTTCAGAAGTATTAATATTTCTGGAAGCTAAATTAACATTAGCTGATATAATCAAATTTTTATAGTGGGTGTTAAGATTATTTTTTTGATATAATTCGTGTCATTTAAAATAGTCCCCGCTGTAAAATCTTTATCTATTATTTGTAAAACATTTTCAGGAATATTTCTTAATCCACTAACATTTTGTGCTTCAAATCGATTTCTATCTAATGGAATTTTTTTATACTCAGCAAAATTTATTTTTGTTATTATACTCATATAATATTATAAGATAAAAAAATTGATTGTTTGATTGTATGACAAAAATACTTAAAATATCATCATAATACTATAATATGATGGCGGTTTCTAAGACATTTACAAGTTATCAATATGATGATTTTATCAAATATAAGGAACCAAATAATATGTTGCCACAAGAATTGGTAGAATATTGTGTGACAGAAACTAATAATTTGTCACCAGATATAAATATTTTTAGTGATTGTATGCGAGATATTATTAGTAGCATTACAAAAGGTGATAATCCAAATAATTTAATTTTTAGAAATCTTATTAAATCTTATATTAATACAATCAATCAATCTAATTATCCAGAGTATTTGCAAAAACTTAAAAATCTTGAATTTTCTTCATATGAAAATATTTATTGTTTGTGTAATGAACTTATTATTTGTGCAATTAGATTTCCAAGTGCAATTAAAGGTTTTACATTTCAAGAAGACCCAAAAGTAAAATCAATTCCTGAAATATGCACAGATATTGCTAAGCAATTTAGTTCATTTGAGATTCAAACTGATACCAAAAAAATTAAATTTTATGAAGAATTTATTAAAATTTGTCAAAAATATTTTAGTGATTTTGTTGATTTGAATAAAGCTATGGATGAGCATAATGAAAATACATCAGATAATTATAAAGGTTTTATGACATTTATTGGATTACTTTACTCCAGAGGTGTTATAAATATCAAAGTGGTGATTGAGTGTATGGATTTGGTTAAACGAACTCTATTTGCACATGTATGTGATAATCCTCATAATTCTGAGTCACACAAATGTACAGATTATACTAAAAAGCTAACCAATAATGCATGCAATAAATCAGTATGTTATTATGATTGTGAGAGTTGTATGATAGCAAGTGAGTCCAAACATACATCAGTAAGAAAACATACCGAATATGCAAATTTTCATAAGGGATATGAGCATTTGATTAATCATATGATTCATTCTTTAAAAACAAGAATTCCAGAATTATTGGATACTTTGCGAGAAAAAGAAGCCAATTTGAAGTTAGTTTTGAGTGATAATTGTGATAAATTTCTGCAGCAAGTTATTGTGGGAGTAAAATTCTCACTATTTTTACCATCTCATACTAATTTGGATGAAGTGTGTGAAGGATATGACCACTTATGCAAAGTAGTATGTGCGGAAGAGATTCCAAATGTGATCAAATCAATCAAAGCACAACAACAGAAGATATTGAATGAAGCTGTTCAGATAAATAAAAAATATGTATTAAATCTTACAGAGTATATGAATACAATTATTTGTAATCATCAAGATATGATATCTATGCAAACAAAATATATGACTTCTCATAAGTCTCAGCTGATTCCACCATTCAGACCATATATGATTATTACACATAATTCTATTGGAACACTATTAAATGAATTAGTTGATACTATTGAGAAATCAACATCTTATGTATTAAAAAAATATGAACCACAATCAGTAAGTATTGCAAAAAATAATTAATTTATAGATTGAAACATTGGTAAATGATCACTATAATTACATCTCATTAAAATATTTTTACCAGAATGATTATTTTTTATAAAACAGTGGTCTACTCTATTGTATGGAGTAGATTTTTTTCTAGTATATTTTTGTGAATGATAATTTTTATTTTGTAAATATTTAGTTTCTTCATCCATAAGAGTAAAATTAAAATCACCTATTATAATATCTGGTTCATACTTCAAAATTTTATCTATCATATTTATTCGCATAAGTGAATTAAATTTATTTATAATTTTATTATCTTCCTTATATATTTTATTATCTAAATTTAAATTTCTAAATCCTATTTCCAAATGCACACAAGCAATCACTCCAAAATCAGTATATAATATTATTATATTTCTATTAATTTTACTAGATTTTGTAATTATATCATAATTTATATTACTATCAAAATAATTATTATTATATGTTTTATTTAGATTATCAGCAATTTTAACTAATTCTTTTGAACTCAAAGATATATTTAAAATTATTTTTTTATTTATATATTTTTTATCTGATAATACAACTATTTGTAATTTATTTTTATCAGTTTTAGCAGAACCATTATACGCGTGTTCTATATAATTATAATATTTATGTAAATATTTTTTTAGTATATTGTTATATTGTTGTGATAATTCTTGTAATATAACTATATGATTATTTTTAACATATTTTATAATAATATTTATTATATTATTTTGATTTTGATATAGTGTAATATTAGAATTTAGATTAACAAAATTATGAATATTATATGACATTATATATTTTTTTTTAAGTTTTATAAATTTTGTTTCATTTTTTTTATAATATTTAATTTGTTTAAATTTATAATTAGATGGTTGATAATTATTTAATAAATTAAGTTTAGGTATAATTGGAATACCTTCATATTGCAGTATTTTTTTCCAATTTACCCAACATAATTTATCATCATAATCAAAATACATATTATCTAATAATGTATTATTTTTTAGTGTTATTTCTTCATGTATAAATACACCACCTACCTCTAAATCTGATTTAATTGCTCTTCTAATAATACCATGTATATTTTGATATTTTTGTAAAAATATTTTATATAATATTTGTTCATTATAATAAAAACTTTTATAAAGTTGTATATAAATTACTGGTTTTATATTATCAACTGTATCAATTTTACAATAATTAAATTGATATCCTAACTTATAATCATCAGTTGATACATTTATTTGATATTTATATTTATTATTATTATATATCAGATTTAGTTTTTCAGATAATGATATTCGGTATCCATGAATAATTCTAAAATCATTCAAAAAATTAGATTTTCCATAATTTTCAAAAAGTTCTGAGGGCATTGATTCTAACTCATTATATATTTTATCTAAATTTTGTAAATTAAACATATCTATCAGATAAATAGGTTTATCTATTGTAAATGATACTATCCCTCCCCACATAATTCTTGCTATAGCATAACATACATACTTATTTCCAAACCACGCTGGTTTATAAAGATTTTCTTTACAATATTCTTTAATTTGTTTTTCTGTTATAAAATATTCAAACGTTTTATATAATTTAGTTCCTTTTGGTATTACTCTCATAACAAAACCATCTATTATTTCTTCATATGACAAATCATATAATGATTGTTCTTTAACACAACTATTATTCATAATATATTTTTCCATTTCAATTAAATCTTTTGTTCCAATATATTTAGAAAAGGTTGATGCTAATAAAGGTTTTGCCTCTCTGTTTATAACAATAAAATCTTTAATATGTTGTGGTAATTTATTCAATTCTTCGCGTAAATTTGATGGTAATAAATTTATATCAATTTCATTTAATTTTTTTTTTATTATGTTATTCATATATATTTATTAGTAATATTATTTTTAATTACCAAATATAATAAAATTTTTTATATATTATATATTATATATTATAAATGACACGAATAAAATATATAAAAAAAATAGGTTTAAAAATTATAAAATATTATGATGAACCTAAAAATAATTACAATATTATGTCAGTTGCATATTTTTATATGAAGGATAGTTATAAATCAGACATTAATATATATTATAATGGTTTAATGAAATTAGTTGAAGATATAAAATTATTAGATGATAAATGGTATCTAAGAATATATTTTTCATTAATAGAAACAGAAGATACTGAAAATGGAAAAAAATTTGTTGAATTTATAGAATTATTGAAAAAAAATAAAAAAGTTCAAATGGTAGAATATTTTTTTAATGATCCTAGATTTGATAATTTGATTGGAACATCAGTTAGATTTTATCCATTATTTAATTTTAAAGATAATTCAAATATTAATATTGTTATAATATCTGATATAGATATTACAAGAAAAGATGAAACATTTAGAGCATATAAATATCTAAATAGAATATCTTTAGAAAATGTTAAAGTATTTTTTAATAATTCCTTATCATATTCTATAATAAAAATGTATGCTAAAACACAATATTTTTTTAAAACAAAATATATAATGATGGGAGGTACTATTTTATTTAATAATTATAAATGTTCTAAACATATATTTATTAATTTTTTAAATTCAATTATTATTGGTAAAAAGAATAATTATTATAAAATATTTTTATTATTAAATAAATATAAAAAAATAGATAGTAAATATTTTATACCATATGGAATGGATGAAATATTGTTACGATTTGTTTTAAAAAAATAATAAAAGATAAAATTAAATTTT